TACTCGTGCGAGAGGGCGGGCTGCGCCTCGCCACCGAACAGCCTTTCCGGCTTCAGGCCGAACGCGGCCGCGATCGTCTTGCGCATTTCGTCCATCAGCGCGTCGATCGTGGCCGGATCGAGCTTGACCGTGAGCTGATATTCGCTTTCCGCGCGCGCGGCCTTTTCCATGACTTCAGGCGCGATCGCCACCAGCGAACAACGGCAGTTCGCATGCTCGCGGCCGGGGTCGTACGAGTGCAGATGCGCGCCCATATAGGCTTCGTCGACGATCAACTGAGCGGGTTCAAAACCGGAAACGCCGTGCGCGTGGCCGGGGTCGGTAATGCCGTGGGAATGCAGGTTCGCGTTCATGAGTCGTCGTCTCCATCGTCCGAGCTGCCTATCATCGGAACGGCCACGCACCGACAGTTAATGTCGTGGCCGGGGTGTCCGGTTTCCGCCGGTGGGCTGTCCCACCTGAACACCTGTCCATCGTTGTCGGCGTGTGTCTCGCGCACACGCTCATCGCCCGCCGTCAACCACGTGTATTCCTCTATCCCGAGGTCCGTCTGTCGCGTCTCCGCGATCGCGGCATTGGTCTTTGAGGTCTGGTCTCGTGCGATGAGCTTGGCGCGGTTATCCGTTACGCCGTATATGTCCTGAATGCTGTCCGCGATATCGCCATATCGTTGACCCTGCTGGATGCCTGTGAGAACGGTTGTGTTCAGCCTCTCGAAGTACTGAGCCGGGACCGTCTTGATGAGGTTCACGTTCGCGCGCTGCGCGAGCATGAGCGTCGGCTGTATGTTCTGCGCGCGCAGTAGCTGCGTGATATCAATCCCGTAAGCCTGCTGGATGCTGCTTTGTAGCGTGTCGGTGTTCGTCTGGTCGACGGTATCCACCATTTGCGCCGCGATGATTTCCGCCGCCTGGCCGATGCCGCCCGCGACTTCCGCCGCGATCGAGGCGATCATCCGCTCTATGGCCATGTATGCCGCGCCGCTCGTGATATCGGTAAAGAGCCCATCGGCCACGCGTACATAGTCCGATTCGTATTGCTTCAGCACCGGCAAAAGACGCGTGTTTGTCAGGTCCTTAAGTCGGCGTGTGATCGCCAGAAGCTGGCGCCGGTATTGCGCTTCGGCTTGCCTAGACGGTCGCGACGGTTTCAGGCGTCTGGGTCGCAGGGGCCGCGTTGGGCGCCCCTGTGCCATTGCCGCCGAACGGCGGTTGCGAACCACCATTTGCTGAAGGCTGATTTCCATTGGCGTCCGTCCCGTTTGCCCCGTTGTTCGGTGGCGGCATGTAGCTCGCGAGTTCTTCGGCGGCCTGCAGGTCTTCGTCCGTTACGACATAGGTGTCATTCGCGCGCAAGCGATCGAGCACCTGGACTTCGGTCACAACGGAATTGCGCAAATAGATTTCGTCGCGTTGCGCGCGCGTGAACTCGGTCGCTGCCTGGTCTTTCTGGCTTTGCTGCCAGAGGACCGTAAATTCGAGTACAAGGTCGTCCAGCAGATGGCCAAGCGTGTGCATGGCGAGAATGTCGTACAGCCTTTCCAGCAGCGGCCGCAGACTGCGTTCCTGTTTCGCCTTGAGCGAGTCGTAATAGTTGCGCATGTCCGACTCGCCCGTTGAGTTCATGCCGGCGGGGCTCATGCCAAAAAGTCGGGTCATCGGAATGTCGGCCGCGCCTGAGAGCCGTTGCATAAACTGCATCATGACTTCGGGCACGCCCCCGAAGCTGTTGGTTTTCTGGCTGTAATCGTCGGTCGCGTCCAGCACCAACGTATGGTTCATGGACTTCATCATTGCGGCGACTTCGAACCGCTTGAGCATCGTCGCCGTGCCTTCGTCGCTGCCTAGCTGGATGCGCAGCTCCGAAATTTTCAGAATGTCGACGCATGCCTCAAAAAACATGCTCGCCGTGCCTTGCGCTACGCTGTCGCCGCGCTGCATCTCGTCATAGACCGATTGCAAAACGCTGTCCGACCAATAGTTGTTCCGGCGCAGCAGGTTCAACGGCAGTTTCGCGCCATCAGCGAACAGCAGCCGCGAGCTATGGATGCGTTGCGAGCTGCCCCGCACCGTGTAGAACTCGGGGCGCCAGTAGTCGGCGCGGTTGAGGTCGATCAAGGTGGACTGATCGCGCGCCGGCGTTATCTGATAGCGGTCCAGCACGATCAAGCCCTGTAGCGAGCCCTGGCGCATCCGCTCGACCTCGAACGGCTCGGCCGGATCGTCGCCAGCGATCGACGGATAGATAGCTGAGCCGCCATAGAGACGGGACCAACGGATGTTGTCCGTCACGCGGTCTATCACGTTAAATTCTTTCTCGGCCGTCTCCAGTTCTTCACGCGCGCTCGCGTCGCTGGTTTCCATCGACAGCCATTCACGGGTCATGTCTTCGGCCGGCGCGTCGACAATTTTCCGCGCGAGCCAGTTGGCCCGATACATTGAGTCCAGTTCTTCGCCCGGTATCTCGCCCCGGAAGGCGTACCGGCCGTAGCTCATCTTGTCGCTACGGGTCATCAACCCGGCGGCGAAGTTGCGCAACGTATCCAGCCAGTGAATGCGGGGCGGGTTTGTGGTCATGGGCGTGTAATCTGTGGTTTACATGCTGACAACTATGGTTTACAATGTCTGCATGATCGAAATTAAACAAACCCCGGCCTATAGCGAATGGCTCGCAAGCCTGGACAACACAGTCCAGGCGCGCATAGCCAAACGGGTATTGCGCCTCGCGTACGGCCTGACTGGCGACGTGAAGCCGATCGGTTCAGGCGCCAGTGAGTTGCGAATCGACTTTGGTCCCGGCTATCGGGTCTACTTCGGCCAGCACGGAAAGACGCTGGTCATCGTCCTGGGCGGCGGCGACAAGTCCACCCAAGCCCGCGATATCAAACAGGCGCTTGCGCTCTGGAACAGCCTTGAGGATTGAGAAAATGAAAATCAGCGAACTTAAAACTTTTGACGCGGCCGACTATCTGCACGACGACGAATCACGCGCCGTCTTTCTGGCTGAAGCCCTGGCCGACGATTGCACCGACCCGGCTTTCTTCACTGAAGCACTCGCCGCCGTCGCGCGTTCGCGCGGTATTAGCGACCTCGCGCGCGAAACGGGTATGACCCGCCCCGGCATTTACAAAGCAATTTCGCCGGAAGGAAACCCGAGTTTCGCGACAATGCGCAAGCTGCTGGATGCGCTTGGCCTGGAGTTCACGGTCAAGCCCAAGGCGCACGTTTAAACCCACTTCCGCCAGTCCGGCGATTCGTTTAGCAGGTCGTGGATTGCATCGCACAGAGGGTCTACCTGATCGTCAAAGGCGTGCGTATCGTCCTCTGTAAATGCCTCGCACTCGGTAATGAAGTCGGAGACGAATTCCGCTTCTTCCGGAATCACCACCAGCCCCGCCGCGATCGACGGCGCGGCGCCTTTCACGCGTACCGTCTTGTCCTTATGGCGCGGAATACCGAGAATCGGTATCCGCCCTTTCTTTTTGATGCCCTGAATCAGCCCCGTCCCGCTCGACTTGTCCTCAACGGCCATCACTGACAACGGCACACTCACGCGGTGGTCGTAAGGCCGATGTTTGTTCCAGAAGTCGATAGCGCGACGTTCCAGCTCGGGCGCCTCCCAGCGGCCGCGTATCTGGTCCAGCAAATAGATTTTTCCGTCCTCGCCCAAGCCCCAGCACTGGAACACGCTGTAGTCGTTGCGCTCTGCGGTTTTCTGCGCGGTGTCGACATAGATTTTTCGCGCGCGGATGCGCGGCAAAATCACATAGCGGCCGAACCATTCGCCGTGAATGAGGTTCCCGCCCTCCTCGACCGGCTTCTGTTGATACTGCGACGAGAACACGCGCCGCCCGATGACTTCGCCCTCGCGGTTTTTCCCGCCGCGTTCCATCTCAAGCAGCTCGTCTAACGGCTCTTTGTATGGCCAGTAGCTGAAGCGCCCTTTCGCATCGGTCACGCCCGTGTCGATATGCGCGGCGTACTCTGGCACGCGATGCTTGACATAGGCCGGGTCGACGAGCGCCGGTATCTCGACGTAATGCCACTTGCCCGGCAGGTTGCCGGCCTTGATAAAGCCCGTGCAGTCGTCGACCGCGAGACGTTGCATGATGACGATAATCGGCGTCTGCGGATTCGCGCGGCGGCTCTTGACCGTCGAGACCAGACGCCGGTTAGCCTTCGTGCGCGCGGGTTTGCTGTAGCTGTCGTCGACCTTGAGCGGATCGTCCAGCAGAATCGCGCCCTGAAAACCTTCCTCCATGTGTCCGGCGCGGAACCCGGTAATCTGCCCGCCCAGCGCCACCGCGTAGACGCCGCCCGCCGTCTTGCCGTCAATCTCGACGTTCCACCGCTTCAGGCTGCGCGAATCGTCGCGCAACGTGAGCGGCCAAAGCTCCTGATACTCGTCGGACTGCACCAGCTCCCGAGCCTTCTGGCTGTTCAGTAGCGCGAGCTCGTCGGAGTAGCTGATATGCAGGAACCGCGCGCGTGGGTTGAGCGCGAGCCCGCGGGCTATCAGGTTGATAACGACAAGTTCTGTCTTGCTCGCGCCTGGCGCCACGTTGATGACGAGATTCTGTATCTCGCCGTCGAGCACGCGCTGTATCGCGTCCGCTATAACTTCGTGGTGCCAGTTGAGCCGAAAATTCAGGCCCTCGCGCCGCTCAAAAAAGTAACGCGTAAAGACGATGTGGTCGCGCTCGCACGCGTGACGCAACGTCTGCCGGCGGAATTCCGTAACGGTCGTCTGTTGCATCCAGGCGTCGTTACGCCGGTTCATGCGAAACGGCAGGACGTTCGATACGTCATCCATGACTGGACCCCGAAGCCCGCCAGCAATCACAAGCCTGGCGGGCTGTCGCTCTCTCGCGGGGGTTTATCCGGTGCGGCGCCGTCCGTACTTCGTCAAAACCTCATCAATGATCGCGCGGGCGTTTTCTTCCGTACCCACTACCGGCGGCGCATCCAGCGGCACGGCTGCCGGCGGTGCGCCGTTGTCGGTGAGGCGCCAGCCGCCGCGCGTACGCATCCAGAAAATGCCCGCTTGCACGGTCGTCGCGCGCGAGTTTTTCGCGGTGGCGATCCGATACAGGTTCTGCGCGACGGCCGCGTTACCTGAGTCCACCGCCGTCGCGATTTCTTTGCGAAACACGCGCGCGAGCACCGGGTAACTGATCGGCTTGGCCGTCGCCGGATTGATGACATGCCGGCATATGTTCGCAAGCGGGATGCCGTACACAAGCAGCGCTTTCACGAGCTCGCGATCCATCGGAGTCGGCTCAAACCGTTTGTTGGCCATGCTCCCGTTCTCCCTCATTGATCGGCGCGGCCGTCGACGCAAGCAGCCCGCGCACGTGGCGCGCGATCGCCCGCATGAATAACGGCGGTACGCAATTGCCCACGGCCGCCCAGCGCTGCGCAAACGTGCCCGTCAATACGAACGCATCAGGGAACGATCCGAGACGCTTCAACTCGTTTATGGTGGCTTTGCGGTTTTCTTCCGGGTGGCATGCTTCACACGCCCACGCCTTTCCGCCCGTGCTTTTCATGATGGCCGGCGCGCATGTGTTCCACGCCAGTCGGCTCGTGTTGAAATACGACCCCTTCGGATGAATGTCGCTCCCCTTCTGCCCCGGCTTCAGACGGAAAAGCAGTTGCTGATATTTTGAGTCGGCCGGATAGCGCGCCTCCTCGCGATCGGCGTCCGTATTGACGACGCCAAAGAATGCTTCACGCACGGTCACGGGCCAGCCGGTCGGCGCCGGATGGCTCGGCGCGGTGTTGAGGTCGGAACGGATGCCGATAAAAATCAGCCGCTCGCGCCGTTGCGGGACGCCGTAATGTCCGGCCACCAGCACGCGCGCGGAGACGCGATAGCCCGCGGCTTCAAGTTCTTCCAGAATTTGCGCGAATATGAGCCGCATCTTGCCGCCCACCATGCCCCGAACGTTTTCCATCACGAACGCGCGCGGCCGGAACGCGCGCAGCAAGCGCACGTATTCAATGAAAAGCTGGTTGCGGCCGTCGCCAAACGCGCGCCGCCCTGACGACGAAAACCCCTGGCATGGTGGCGAACCGTCCAGGACGTCGAGCTCGCCCGGTTCGAGGTCGGCCAGGTGTAGCGCGGCTTCGTCGGTGAGCTTCGTTATGTCGCCGTGATAAAGCGGCACGTCCCGGAAGTTCGCCGCGAACGTCGCCGCCTGCTGGTCGTCCCATTCGACGGCGAGCCGTTCGTCGAATCCGGCCATTGAGTAACCGAGACTCGACCCACCGGCGCCAGCAAAGAGCGAGACGACCGTCGGTGCGTCCGGCGCGCGCGGCGCCAGGTGATCGAGCCACGCGGCCGCTAACCGATCGTGATAAGCCATGATGATTACCGGGGGAACTCATGCCCGCATTCGGGACACTTGACCATCTTTACGTCGCCCGCTATCGAGCCGTCTTTTTCGTTGAAAAGCGGGGGGAGCTGCCCGAGAGTGAACTGTTCGATTTCGGGTGCGCTGAAGCCCGTTAGTTGCACGTCAAAATCGCTCTGTATTTCCAGCAGCTCGGCGCCCAATAGCTCGGTGTCCCAGCTCGCGTTTTCGGCCAGCCTGTTATCTGCGATGACGTACGCGCGGACCTTCGCCTCGCTCCAGCCGCGCGCGATCATCACGGGCGCGGTCTCGTACTCCAGCAGCCGGCCGGCACGTACACGGCCATGACCCGCGATGAGCGTCCCGTCCTCTGTCACGAGACACGGCATCGTCCAACCCCATTCGCGCATGCTGGCGGCGATTTGCGCTATCTGTTCGTCGCTGTGCATGCGCGCGTTGCGGGCGTACGGGATTAGCCGCTCAATCGGCCACAATTCGATTTTCTCGGCTGGCCAGCCCCGCACGGCTGGCGAGGCTTCAGCGGTTCGTGCAGTGCGTGCCATTGTTGCGTCCCTTCCGGCGGGCCTAAGAGGCTCGACGTATCAA